AGTGGACGCCAGCATCTACAAACCAAGCGGGGTCCTTGAGACTGTCACGGGGAACTGAGATAGTTGCGGCTAAACAAGCACGTCAAGAGGTCCTCGTTTGGACCAACTCTTCGCTGTATTCATTGCAATACCAAGGTGCACCCGCTGTATGGGGCGCTCAGTTGGTCGGAGATAACATATCTATTGCCTCTCAAAACACTGTGGCTTTTGCTAGTGGTGTGGCTTTCTGGATGGGCAAAGATAAGTTCTATATGTACGATGGGCGTAGCCAACCACTCCCATGCAACGTGCGTCGTTACGTGTTTGAAGACTTTAATACATTGCAGTATGACCAAGTATTTGCAGGTACAAACGAAGCCTTTCACGAAGTATGGTGGTTTTACTGCTCTACAAATAGCGAGACAGTAGACAAATATGTGGTGTTTAATTACCTAGATCAAACGTGGTATTACGGTACTTTAGCCCGTACAGCGTGGCTTGATTCTGGTCTGCGCGATTTCCCTCTAGCGGCTACGTACAGTTATAATCTTGTAAATCATGAGCAAGGTACTGATGACAACCAAACAGGTACTCCTGCACCAATTGCAGCGACAATTACCTCTGGACAATTTGACATAGATGATGGAGACCGATTTGCGTTTGTATGGCGTATCATACCGGATGTCACATTTGAGGGGTCTACCGCCGCTTCTCCTAGCGCCACTATGACATTACTTCCTCTTGCTAACTCAGGATCGGGTTACAACAGTCCGTATTCCGAAGGAGGTAGTGCGACAGGTACGGTAACACGTACGGCTACAGTGCCTATTGAGCAATTTACAGGACAGGTAAATACGCGTGTACGTGGACGACAGATGTCGATAGAAATGGCATCTACCGATCTTGGAGTTAAATGGCAACTTGGGTCTCCTAGAGTAGACATGCGCCCCGACGGGAGGCGTTAATGGCTAATGACATTGAGCGTACAGAACCGCCTGCCTTACCTCTAGCGCCTGAAGAATACCAACGTCCGTTTATGGACCAAAATAGTAATGTTTTGCGGTTGTTTTTTAATCGGTTTATTAACTCGCTCAACAACCTATTTAGCACCGAAAGCGGGGGTAAGTTCTTATACATGCCTCGCGGTGCCTTTTATAGCACTCAAGACCAAACTGCTTCTAATGTTAATACAGGATATGCAGTTACGTTTAATAATACGGTATATAGCAGTGGGGTTACGCTCTCTAACAATAGCCGAATAAACGTTCAAAATGCTGGCACTTACAAGTTTGATGTAACGCTACAACTAGAACATAACAATTCTAGTGAGACTCCTGTAACTGTATGGGAGCAGAAAAATGGCTCTGCAATAGCGTATTCGGGGCATATGTTTGATGTAAAAGGTAATGATGATTACGTTATACACTGGGGGTTTACTGTAGATTTAACCGCAGATGATTATATAGAGGTTTACTGGGCAACGGGGGACACACAGCTAAACTTGCATACAGAGGCGGCAACATCACCTCACCCCGGTGTGCCATCGGCCTCCATTGATATATCATTTGTTAGCAACTCATAGTGTGTGCTTGCCTAATGTAACGTACCGTCTATACTGGTTGGACCCTATAACAGGAGCGAACCATGACCTTTAATTTTTTAGAGTTGTTTAACGCTGTCGGCGCAGCGCAAAAAGTAGTCACTAAAGACTTCATCCCTGCCGAATCCCTTGAAACAGCTATAACTGAAGACGTGACAAATCTTGACAGTTTAGATGTAACATTAACTTTCTTTGTGCTTGGAGAGGCTTACGGCATCCCTGAAGACGAAGAACTCAATGAACAGTGGCCTTACGAAAGTGTGCAGTTGTTGAAAGAGTTCATCGAAGAGCACAAAACAAAAGACCCAGAAGACGAGTTTGACTCGATTAACGCACTTGTGAAGGAGCTAGCATGATTTACATGACTCAGTGCCGCACAGCGTGCACAACCGATACTACTCTGATTGACGATATACCGTACCCTCAACATGCTCATATCTTGCCGAATACGTTTCGTAGAGCAAAGTCTGGGCTAAAGTACCCCCCACACGTGCTGATAGAAAGCCTCATTGATGACGAGTTGCGTAGCTATGTAGCTGACAACCCCGTCAAAGGTAAGACTGGATTTATCTTTGCCGCTGGTAATCAAGGCTGGATGGGCAACAACGGGCGGTATGACAAAAACCCTGATGCGCAACTGCATTACAAAGTCAAAGTACCATTTATTGTGTTGACTAATATCTACGCAGGTCGGATTGCAAGTATGTTTGGCGTACACGATCACGTGTCAACAGACGCTAGTGCTTGCGCATCTAGCTTACATGTACTAATGAATATGCAAACATTGATGGATAACTACGGGTTTGATCGGGTTATTGTCTTTAGTGGTGAGGATAGTGTGAACAACCTTGTCCTAGAGTTTTTTGGTGAAGCGGGCGCTAGCTTGCAGTACAAAGACGAAGGAGAGCGCCAGCCCTCTGCGTTTGACGACAAGAACCAAGGATTTCATATTGGACAAGGCGCTGTAGTTGCTATATTTGAGAAAGAACACGCGGGTATGGCTGATCCTTTAGCTAAATTTGTCGGCGCGTATAGTTCCGCAGAGGACAGTACAAACCCTTTAGGGCAACGCGAAGACGGGTCGGGCTTTAGTAAAGCTATCGAAGGTGCATTATTTGTAGCCAAAGCACATCAAAATGATGTAAGGTTAGTTAAAACGCATGGAACTGGCACGCCAGTCAACAATGCTGCGGAAAAATCGGCACTCCTACGTTCTCTAAACGAGTTTGTAGCAACATCCTACAAACCACGTATTGGGCATACGATGGGTGCTAGCGGACTATTGGAGACTGGATTGTTGCTACGCGACCTAGAAAGCGGCTTCGTGCCGAAAATCCTAAATAGAACTCAGGATGATTCTGTGTTCTTGTCTTCTGACGCCCCCATCCCCGAGGGCCTAATGCTCAGCCTTGCCGCTGGCATGGGTAACATATACTCGGCTGCGTTGTTTTCACGGGAGGTGTAAAATGGAACTAGTTAATAGTAAGGAGAAATTGCTAAAAGGTCCTGAAATTGTTGCTATGTCCGCATACAACATGCCAGACCTAAAGTATCCAAAAGAAGTTGTACTAGCAGCAGTTGCCGCTGAGTTCACACTACCTAGAACCGATCTTGTGCAGATTGGTAACACTGTTTTTGTAGCCCATACGGGTAAAGGCAAGAACAAGAAAAAGATGGTAGGGCGAGCGTTTAACGTAGATACGGGCCGAAACTTTATTGTTAATGGCTTCAAGTATTTTACGTATTTACAGCAGAAAGGCATCACGCACTACACAACGGAGTTTTATGGACCTGTGTTTCTAAATGGCTTTAAGCTGTTTAAGCGCCGCGCAGACCAACAGGATACTGAGATTGCAATTGGTAAGTACAGAAATACCGATAAGTATGTGGTGTTCATGCGACTTGGTAAGAAGCCACTGATGCGAGGGTTGTAAATGAGTTTCATCGTTGACGCTGTAAAAGACGTAATAGACTGGGTTGCTGGTGCAGTCGAGGATGTTGTTGATTTTGTTTTCGATGAAATTGTAGAACCTGTTGTCAGCTTTGTTGGCGATACTGTAGAAGCCTTACTAGATGACCCCATAACAGCAATAGCTAAAGTGGTGGCTATAGCGACGGGGAACGCGTGGGCTATACCGTTAATTGACGGTGCTTCAACTGCCGCTAATGGCGGAGACCTTGGCGATGTAATTAAGTCTGTTGCTATATCTTATGTAGCAGGCGAGATTGGCGCAGAAGTTGCTCAGCATACTGCTCCATTTGTTGATGAGTTTATTGGCGAATCATTGAGTGCAGGTGTAAAAGAGTTAGCCGTATCAGCGATAACGCAAGGTACTGTTGGTGCTACGCAAGCTATCTTGTACGGGGAAGACCCGTTTGAAGCATTTGTTAGAGGTGGCGTTACCGCTGCGGTATCCGCAGGTTTAGGTAAAATTGGCGAACAAATGGGTTGGGAGATGGAAGTCACTGACCCTGATACAGGTCAAACAACTACCCGAGCTATACCTACCGTAGTTCAAAACATGGTTGGCGCTGCGTTAACAGCAGAACTCACTGGGCAAGAAATCACACCAGAACTAATGGCTAATGCGTTTACACGCAGCCTGATAACAACTCAGCTTGTACGAGACTACATTGTAACTAACCCTGACGTTGGCGACCGTGAAATAGGGTATATAACCGCTGCGTTCCAACGTACTGCGGCTGTAGCTTTGTCTGGTGGTACTGGAGAAGAAGCTGCGGCCCAAATTATGGGTGTTATATCTGCCTATGGTATGGAAGAACTAGGCGATGTAATTAAAAACTCTGGGATAGGGGACTTTGTTGGAGACACACTAGATCGACTTTCTGGAGATTACCAAGAAGTAACTACACTTACTGATTTGTTAGATGAATTAGGCCCTAGGTATCAGGGAAACCTCGAAGAGTACAATACGAAGTATGCTGAATTAGAAGAAGCATGGAACGCTTTTAACGATACTAGAAATCGTATTCAAGTGCTTTCACAAGACATGAACGAATTTAATCCGAACAGTCAGATGTATCGGAATATGCAGGCTGAGATAGAGGAGTTAAGAGGTGTTGGTGATACTGCGCTCCAAGCGTATAACGACCTTATAGATCAAGGGTACGCAGACCGACTTAATGAACTTGCACCGCTAATTAACGCTGATGCTGAATCTATTATTACAGCGCAAGAGGACCTTATTGATGCACAAAATCAGCTACAAACTACCGCTGATCGCCTTGATGGAGAGTTAACGACTGTATATAGCTCGACTGAAGCGTTGTTTGTTTCAGCTATGAACCCCGGCTTTAACGCTACCGAGTATGCGCTCCTAAACAACTTACCAGATGACGTAGACCCCTATACGCATTTCTTAGCCGAAGGACAGCACGACGGCGCTTACACTAGCTATGAACAATACTACGCAGCGTATGACGAAAGCCGTGATGTTATACTAAACGAAATTATGTTTGGTGGTTTTGGTATTGGAGAAAACTCTCCTGTTTACAATTTAACTGATAACCAACGTCAATTGTTAATGACGATGATTAAAGATGCTGGATACTACACCCCAGAATCTTTAGAGACTTTGTTTTCAGATACAGAAGCGCAAGAAGCTATATTTAACACTTGGGTTGACGCTCTTGGGTCTGACCCAAACAGTAGTTACCAAACAGGGCAAGCACTTACTGAAAATGATTTAGCCATGCTTGATCGGATGGGTTACGACATACGTGGAGTAGCGGCGGGTGCTGATATGACCGCCGAAGAAGCGTTAGCGCTGGATCAATTTGTCCGTTTACAGAACGATGCGGGCAA